GAAAAATAGGAACGGACGTTAACATCAATCTCACCAGCGCCACTGTCCCCTGTATTATTAGCGCCAAACAGTAAGTTGCCACTAGTATCATTGATTTTGATATAGTTGAGATAATCAAAACCAGTATGCGCTGTAGATGTTGTAAGCTCATTATCTAATTCAAAGTCTTGCTTTGTATTGCCATCAGTAAATGAAAGCAAGTTGTTTTGAAGTTGTGTATTATCTACACCTGCGGCGGCGATTGTGACATGCCCGTTGCTGTCAACGTCGAAATCTTCCTGTGCAAAACTAGCCAGTCCCTTCTGCTCCGTTGCCTCATCCGCGAGGTAACGCCATGATCCAGTATCACCACTGGAATGAGTAGGAGCACCAGCACCAGCAGCAATCGTTCCAAGTGCTTGGTATACTTTTGATGCATTCTGGATAATATCATATCTAGAATAAGTTGTCCCTGCAGCATAGTTAGGATACTTACTACCTTCAGTAGCAGTAGCAATAGGCACATTGACAGCGTTCGTTAACCTACCATAAGCATCAACTGTAAATTTCGTAGCGTTTACAGTTTCAGTGCCAAAAGGTTCGCTGTTGCCACCAACACCAGATACAGATGTGAGTGATTCAGTATTATAGTTACCTGCTTGGACAGCAGTAACAATAAGGTCAATAGTTGGATTGCCAATGATACCACCACCATCATTGATGGCGATTCTACCTGCTGTGCCAGTGATTGTCCTAGTTACAATACTATTAGGAGCATTCCTAGTGAGCATCCCTGTAGTGGTAAGAGAAGCAAGGGAATTCAAGTCACCATCATATGGTTGAGCACCTGTACCTTCAATACTAGTGTCTAATCCATATTCCTGAATTGTGGTTGGGTTGGAAGCATTAATAACCCTACCCTTGGCATCAACTAAAACTTTTGTGTAAGTTGCCGAAGGTACAGACGTGCCATCATAATGAGGAAGCGTTTGTACTAATGATAACTCAGCATTCAGGTTGAGGTTTGCAGATCCATCAAAAACACCAGAAGCAGTAACATCCGTAGATAATTGGATTTGGCGAGTAGAAGATAATCTAGCAGCAGTAGAAGAATTACCGATCAGAGTTGCAGTAATTGTGCCCGCTGCAAAGTTGCCGTCCGCATCTCTCTGGACCAGCGTATTTGCAGTGTTTGATGTAGATTCAATAGGTCTCTCATATCTAAGAGAGTTCCATGCGGTCACACCATCACCGATTTTGATGCGACCCGTATCGAGCTCGATCCCCAATTCACCCTGAGCAAGGGTAGGGTTAGCGTTTGCCCATTCCTGAGCGCCACCTCTTCTAAGTTGAATTCTATTTGCCATTTGTTACGACAACCCGATTAGTTAATGCTTCTGAGTTATTTATGCCATTAAAAAGGGGGCATTGTGCCCCCCTACTATTATTCAGTTTCTTCGTCTGGAGGATGAGACATAGTTTCTTCCTCTGGAGCGGCAAGATACTCAAGAGTTTCCAGTGCTCCTTGAAGTTTTAATGCAGTAATCTCATTTTGTTTGATCTGCTCTGCAAGTTTTTTATTTTCTTCAATTAGAGCAGTATACCGATTTTTAAAACTCTCAGCCATTTCTTCCTGAGAGATCTTTTCAATTGCCATAATTAACCTTTTTGATCTTGGACTAACGTTAGTAAGAGAGACTTGATCTCACTCATATCAGATTTTAGGTTGGAAACGTCATTTTGTAAAGCTTCCATTTTTTCCTTTTCATCTTTTTCTGCCTGGTAGGCAGCCATATATTTTTTATATGAAGTGGAGTGGGAAAGATCTATAGCACCAGACTCTAGATCTTTTTGCCACCCCTCATTATCTTTAATTGGTAGTTTCATTATACTGCAAGAGCAATCGCTCTGAAGTCTTTAATAATGGGGACAAATGCCTGATTAGGAGAAACAAATACCAGTTTGATTTGGAATGCCGTGAAGTCCAAACCATTCACTTCATATTCATAATCTTGATACAACTCATTCTCCGTTGTTGCGGGAATAGTTGCATCACTCGTCGGGAAGAATTCGTAACCAATTGTATCAATCGATTCCGTGGATCCCGTAGGCACCACTCTATATAGGGGTTTGATGAATGTATTGGGAGGACGGTAACCCGCAAAGATCAGTTTGATAGAAGATGATGGATTTGTAAGAGTTGCAACTTTAGTAATATATGCTGCAGTATGATCATCACCAGCAGGCAGAAGTGCGCTATTGGGATTAGAAGGATTGTTGATTCTGTTAGAAACTAACGTCACTGACAGACGATCCGTATCAATGATGGGAGATACATTTGTCACATCGCTCAGGAGATTCAAATCCATTCTCAAAGATTTAGCACCAGACAATTCGGAAGACTCGTTGATTTGTGAGCAAATCAGTTGAGGTGAATTGAAGTAGTTGTCATTATTGAGAAGAATGTCATAGAATTCACCAGTGTTACTGAAGGAATTCTGACTCAAGTTGGTGCTGTCATTGATAGATGTGCCCGTAATTGTATTGACTCTACCAGTAACATTTGTTTTAGGAAGTAACAGTCTCTGAATATTGGGAGACATGACTTCATATTGAATATTCTGAGTAGCAACAATATTACCACCACCAGACTTAATACCCAATCTACCGAGAGATGATGTAGCAACATCATAACTATCAATGGTAGGTGTTAGGATTGCCTCGTGAGTTTTATTGATCTCAGGAAGAGGAATGCCATCCAAGTTATAGCAATGGACCATTGTCTCATCTGCATGAGATACTGCCGTAGTGCCATCAATACCTCTTTCATTAATGGTAATCGTCTTACCATTATTTGTAATTCCACTGTAAGACATAATCTCGTTGTGGATCTTAAGGAATCCGAGGTTGCTTGCACTGACCGCAGCACCATTAATAATGGTGTGGAATGCACTTCCATCATTGACCTGAATAGTAGTATCAGTATCAGAGATAGATGATGTCAGGAATGTGGGGGATACCTCAGACTCAACACCTTCAATAACAACGTTATTGTCAGTATCATTCATTGCATGGTTGTAATGGAAGATTCTAACCTTTCTGTTGGATGCAGTATAAGTTGGAGTTGTGCTTACATATGCATCATCAACTGCACTACTGCTAGGGGTGGTGTCACCAGAATATGTGATCGTGGCAACTGTAGCAGTGGTATTTGAATCTCCGCCAGTAATTGTCTCTGTGCCTGGGTTAAACTCAGTTGAGATATAACGTAAGGTCAGAGTATTTGTGTTAGCATCCCAAGTAATGACTTCTGCACTAGGAGCAGATGCTGAGTTACCACTGATAGTCTCACCAACAGCAAAGTCGGCAGAGGGAGCAGTAACAGTCATGGTTGCAAGAGTCTTAGAAGAAACGACTCTATTCAGAATGACTCCACCAGTGTTAGATCCAGCAGCCCAGTTGCCTGAGATGTCATTCACAGTCAAAACTGTGCCACCAACAGTATCTTCAACACCAACAACAGTTGCCTGAGCAAGAGTTGTTTCTTGCTTAATTCTGGCACCAATAGTGAAGGCGAGAGTTGAATTCATAACCAGTTGCAATTCTGGTTGGAATGTTTGGACAGCATCAATACCAAGATTGACTTTACCTTTGTTACCTCTATCCAGAGGTGCATTATTCAGAGTGATAACAGATGTCTTTGTATTATCGAATACTGCTCTGTTGATCTGGAATTTCAAGTCCTCATACTGGTCTGCTGTCCATGTAGTAGCGTTTTGAGACTTAAACAGGACACCTGCATATGGTTGCTCGGAGATTGTGCGGTCTCCAGAAATATCCAATTCACCCATTCTAGAGATCCAAACTTGATAGGAGTTGGAGTCAGAGAAGAGGACAAAGCAGTGCTCAATAGACTGTGGAATATAAACGGGTGCTTGGAATACAAATGTAGTTGCAACAGATCCAGTTTCGGAAATCTGGACATCAGCAGGGTTGATAGTAACATCAGAGAAAGGAAGAATAGTTGTCGTAGGATAACCATTTTCCATTGTCCTGATCTGCATAGAGATGGGAATATTCTCATCTTTAGCATTGAAGAATACAGAGACTGATGTAAGGAATACACCACCTTCTTCATCAACCAGGAAAGATTGTGCAAGAGGGTCCCACCAACCAACCTGTCTAGATTCTGTCCGAGTCGAGCTGACTGTCCGATCTTGACTTACAGTATCTCTAACAATATCTGCATTTCTGATAGCAAGGACGTTTTCTTGGACAGTATTCAAGGTACCTGCTGCAGCATATTCTGCCTGTGCGGCAGATGCAACAGCACCAGGAAGACGTGAATCATCTTCGTTAGTTGTAAATCTAATGACTCTAGTGCCAGTATTCCAACGAGGATTGGTATCGACACCAGGATCAGGAATAGCAAAGGATCCTCGGTATTGTCCAAGTCTATCTGTGACGATTCTTCTATTTTGGACAACAGCAGTTGCACCAGATTCACCCTCAAGGATTTCTCCAACTTGGACATTTCCGAAGAATGACCCCTGTGCTTGCTCTGCAAGAGAAATGGTGTCAATATTCAAGAATGCTGTTGTGGATGAGTATGATGTGGGCATAGCAGCATCATCATACGGATTAAATTTGAAGTAGTCATCAGGTGCAGCAACTCTAAACTTACAACCACTAGTAAGACCAGTTACTGTCTCGCCAATAACGAAAGGAGTTGAGTTTGTCCGACTATCTGTAGAGGGATCTTTGATCAATTCAATAACCTTGGGGACAAGGAAATCATCAATCTTCTGACCATCAAAGAATGCAAAGAAGGATGTCCGAGGTTTCATACGGACAATATTAACATCAACGTTTCTAGATCTAATCCAAGGAATTGCAGTAGAGGAAAGGACACTATCTCCAAGAGATTGGCGATCAATCCTGGGGACAACTCTTGTCCGAATACCAGTCCTAGACAGAGATGTAGTGGTGGTGGTTGTGACGTTTTGCATAACTCGTCTACCACGACCAGGACGGAAGTTAGCAAACGTATGCTCTCTCCAAGATCCACCTGCAACAGGTCCACTAGTGGAGCTCCAGTTAGTCCTCCAGGCATTCCACTGAATAGGTGCAAAACCATTCTGATCAACATTCAGTCTTTCCTGAGTTGCCCTAAAGTCACCTTCCATATTGGTAACTCTAGTTGGCAGACGGTTAGTATCTACCCAGTCATCAGATGCAGGAGTAAGATCGATTCTACCAATATAAGCAAAAACGTTGAATGGGTTAACATTCTCAACACGAGATGCATATGGTTGATCAACTAATAATTCCTCTTGATATGGAAGAGTGATCAGAGGACCAGTCTTTTGGTAGTTGGCAGAAAGGGACTCATTAAGTACAAGAGGTACGTTTGTAGTGTAGTGAGAAGGTCTGCAGGTGCCCTCAACATAATCGAGAGCAACACCATAATCTTCAAGACCAACAGCAGATTTTGCATGATCAGTAAAGTCGTCAACCAGGAAACCATTCTTAAATCTATTCTTACCAGCAGCATCAGTGATCTGGAAGTTGATTGTATCTGCTTCAAGCATGTTGATAGCAGTATAGTATTCAACTTGGTCAAGACGCTTTTCAATAGATCCAATATCTCTCATTGTATAACGTCTGTTATCAGACTTGACGATGATTACATCATCTTCTGGATCAAAACCATAGGGTCTGTGTCTGAGCAGAGCAAGTTGCATACCCTCAGCGATGTCATCGGGAGGATTGGGAATCTCTTCAGACTTACCTTTAACAACTTGGAATTCACCATTAGGCAGCAAGAATAGTTTGTCAATTCTAGGCAGATACCAGTCGAAGTCACAACGGAAGTCGCTATTCAGTTTAGGAATGTCAATCAGCGTTGCTGCAGGTGTAGAAGAGGTTGGGAATACTCTTGACTTAAAGTCAAATGTGGAGCAATTTACAAATGCAGGAGATGCAACTGTGCCAGATCCACTGTAAAGATTCTTACAACCAGGACGGAAATCTAGGAAATCTGCAAGGAATGCTTCACCATAGAAAGGCACATCCTCATAATCAGTATCCAGATAAGATTGACCACCAAAATAGTCACCAGTTGCAGAATGATTGTAGTAATCAAGGACAACTTTTAACTTACGAATAGGTGTTGCAACACCTTTCTGTCTAACCAGAGCAGAAGTTGTATATAAGAAGTTGGTTTGACCATCGCGAAGTTGATATCTATCGGTGACAACTTTAGATCCAATAACCACAGACCCATCAGAGTCATTGATAATTCCACTGATTGCATTGTTGCTGCTATCAAAACCATTTACAATTTCACCAGGGACTAATTGACCAGAAAGATATACGATAGTCAACTTAAGGGTGCTGGAGTTGAAGTCTACAACACGAGCACGAGCACCAGAAGTTTTGCCAATAACAACAGATCCAGTTGCAAAGAAAGACGGCTCAACTAAGGTGACAGAGGGAATTACGGGATCTGCATCATCCAGTGATTCATAGACAGCATGAATATTATATGCATCAATCAGACCCAAAGAAATCTCTTTGTCTTCAATTCTAGTGCCATACAAGAATGAATGAGTCAGACCATAGTTTTGCTTGTCAAGATTACTCTGAGTTTTGTTAACCTTCAGAATAAACATTCTAGAAGGAGACTTAGTTTTTCTTGTGGTAAAGTTTTTGGATACTGTGCCAGTAACTTTAACAGTGGTAATGTTTGTCAGATTATCGATCTGCAGAGTAGTCCTCTCAGCAGAAGTAAATGATGTATAACCAAATGCACCAGTATTGGTGTCATCAATAGGAATCTGAGATCCAACAGGATATGATCCGTTGCTGGATGCCATTACGGTAAACGTAAAATGGTTATCAGAAAGTGCAGCAAACTGCTCATTTTCTGGCAACGTAATTGAGATGGAGTTAGATGCAACAGTCTGTGAATCGAATGTCCTTCTGACAGTCATTGATTCGTCAGAAATGCTCTTGACATAAGGTCTAGGCATTCTGCTCATCAGATCTGCATTTTCAAGACCAAACAGTTTTCCTCTATATCTCAGCAATGCTGTATATGTGCCAGCAACAGGAGCAACTGCTCCAGGAGTTACATTGACAACCTGAGTTTGATAATTGAAAATTGTGCCTACTCTAGATGCACCAAGATTAGTAGGATCTACTAAATCAACAGTTACAAACGCAGTGTCCGAGAAGTAAATTTTATCTCCAGGTCTCAGGTCAGCAGCAAAATTACTATTCAGACCAGTAATAGTCTCAGATCCACCAGTTGCATCATATGTAAACGATGCACCTTGCACCAGTTTGATATTCTCAAGCATCAAATCAGCAGTAAATTCTACTGCTTGTGTGATTTCATCCCGAGCAGCAAAAGATCTGGTGTCAGAATACACATAAGTATGGAAGTGTGTAATAGTATCTAAGTTGAGTCCATCAACTGTTACCATTTCACCTGTTTGGAAGGTGCCTTCTACCTGATAGACAGGAATATCATTACTAGAAGAAACACTACTAATTACATATGCTCTAGCACCAGAGTTTACACCAACAATAATAGATCCCTGTTGGACATCAACATCACTATTGAGCATCAGGATAGTAACCATCTGGACATCAGACAGATGCAACTTATAGATATCATCTGCGTTACCAAAAACGCCATCAGGATTGGAAGTAAACTCGCAAGATTTTACACGAGCATAACCAATCAAGTTGCCACTGATGTCTCCAGGAGTTGCAATCGCATTATCATACAACTCAACCGTTTGATAATGATTTGAGATTGTTGCACCAGAGCAATTTGGGAAACCGAAAATATTATTGATGTTTGAGAAGTTGCCCATCTCAAACGGGATAATAACGTTTTGTGCAGCATCAGTTGATCTTGGTTTGTCAAGATCCAAATAAACTGGACTGAGGTTTTTGATTCTATAACCTCTTACATATGCAACACCAGGACTGAATTCAACTGCATACATTGCAGAAGACGCACCATTCCCCTGTGCAGTAGTTTCTCCCTGTGTATATACACCATTATTGAATCCATCATCCAGATTCTCTCTCATGGTGATCTGGAAATCATTTACAACATAGTTTCCAGACTCTTCATAAGTCCTGAGAGCCATGGTCTTCTCAATTTCATCGTATGCACTACGATCGACCAATTTTTCAATCTTATTGCCGTTAATTCTAAGCAATTCGATGAAGTCTTTATCTGCATCATCAGACAATAACTTCTTAGTAAGATTTGTGCTTATCTTGAATCGGTGAGCACCAGGAGCAGCATAGTTAGATGTGCCTGCAGCGTTATCATTAAGGGATAAGTCATCTTCTGGGGTGATGATTGACTCAAGGATTTCGAGACCGACTCTGTATTTGGGGTTAGTTCCATACTGATCAAGGAGGATATACTGATAAGGTACGTCAACAAAGAAACCTCTGATGAAGTATACACCTTCTTGGACATATGCAACAGATCCTGTTTGAAGTGCATCAGTAGGAAGCAACTGAGCAAACGGAGATCCAACTTCAATGAGAGTAGTGCCGAAAGTAATTTCTGTGTCTGTTACTAACTGCTCGTTGTTGGTAAATGTATTCTGACTGTTTTGCTCACCACCAGATTCAATATACTTGACGTAAATCGTAATATAACCACGCTCAGATTCTGCAGCAGGAATACTATATAAAACTTTTGCTTTGACACCAGATGTTAGACCAGTAATAATTTTGTTGTCTAACTGTGACCGATAGTCCTCAACGTTTGCACCAAGGAAAGATTCCTGGAGCATGATTGCATTGACATTTAAGTCATAACCCACTTGTCCTGGGATGACCATGGCACCATCCTTAAACAGGTGCGAACCAACACTTTCAACCTGATTTTGCAAAATACTTTGCATGGTTGTAAGTTCTCTCGCCTGAATCGGATATCCAGGGCGATACAACACTCGATAAAAGTTTTTCGCCTTATCGAAATCGTCGTAGTAAGGTGTGACGTTTAGGTTGGTGTTCTGTGCCATTAGAATTCGATTACGATTTTAATATCTTCGATCTGGTCGTTTGCACGACTAATTGCTCTTCTATTATCTATGTAAATAATATCACCGTCATTTGACTTAATCTCGGGTTTTGCATACCCATTATTAAACTTCATACCCAAGTCATATTCAGTATTGTTAATAGTCCTTGAAGAAGAGTTAGGGACTGCTGGGAAGTTTACATCGGGTTGACCTGAGGCACCAGATGTTGCTCCACTAATTACGTTTGATCCATCAAATTCATTAAGTGTGCCTGTAACTTCGGGGAAAATACCATCAACATTATTTTGATAATACTTCAATACCTTAGTAGTAGCATTCCAAGAAACAACCCGACCTCTTGCAGTAACATTCTGACCACCAACAACTCTATTTTGAGTGATGATTTCGTCAGGAGTATAGTTACCTTGGAAAGAAGGTGGGAAGATAACTGCTTTAGCAGCAGATACCGTCAAGTCAGAAAGTAATTCTTCTGTGCCAAACTTCTTAGGGTTAGTAATCAAACCAATACGACGATAGTCGTTATCAATAGGGAAGTCACCAGCACCTTCAGCATATGATGTCTTGGAGTTGATCATCACACGGAAAGCACCTAATTCGACAATAGGGTCGAAACCATGACCATTCGGAGGAGGAATGATAACGTCAACCTGACCACTGGTCCCTGTGCCAATGCCAGTAATGTTATCAACACTAATCTTACCAAAAGTATATCCTGTGCCACCAGAAGTAACAGTAGCAGAAATAATCTTACCACCGTCTACAACGATTGATACCCTACCACCTGTGCCATCACCGTTAATTGCAACATTGTCGTATGTGCCGTTGTTATAACCTGTGCCCGCAGATGTAATAACAACCGTATCAACTTCACCAGATACAGCATTCGTCTTGACCGCATCGTTGACGAAAACTGGCATGTAATCGTTGGAGAAAAACTTCAAAACAGAAGCAACAGGGATGGTGTAAAGATATTTCCAGCGATAACTATCAGCAGTAGTGATAATAGAAGTAGAAGTGCCAGTCGGCTCAACCGTTGACGGTTTACCGTTAGGATCTGATGGAGATGTGCCATTGTAGATACACTTGTATACTTGATACTGAGAATTCACAACATAAAAGTCGGAATCATACAGTTTAGTAGCACCAGATGAAGCAGTTTTACTTGGAGAGTAATCGTGACGATACATATCGTATGTAAAACCCAAACCACCAGTGGTTTGCTCTGGAGACACCCAGTCAATTCTACGAACAACCTGAATCGTATCAGATGCCAATACACGCTTTAGCGCGATCATGTCATCGTAAGATCCAGAAAATTCTTGGAAAGAATCAACTGCCTGCGGCGGTGAATTTTCATTGTCCCATGATTGGGGACGCCCAATAAAGATGTACAAACGATCTCTCGTTGCACCTGCTACATCGTCACTTTGGGTGGCGACAGGACCTTCAAGGGCTTTGATAAATTTCTTCGCAGAAAAAATTCTAAATTGATCAGTTAGTAGGGCGGCCATTTAAATAGGGACTAGTATTCCTCTTGTCTATTTATTAAGGTTACTCAGACCTTAATTGTAAATCAAATTCGACACGTTTGATTCGATATCTGGCACCATTGTTTCCGATGAGCATCTCACCACCCAGAATAGCTTGCAATACTGCACCAGTGCCTGTGGTATCGCTAGGGTCATTGTTGATCGTGATTGTCGGTCTTGTGTTATAGAATCCATCAACATATTGAGAATATCCATAACCACCATTATTGACAGTCACAGAAGAGATTTGGTCACCTGCAGTTGTCATGACAGCAGTTGCTGTTGCTTGAATATCGCCTGCATTTTCAATAGCAATTGTTGGGGTGAGTGAATAATCATTACCAGGATTCTGGACAATAAAATCAATAATGGTGCCCGTATCAGAGAATTTATATAAGATACCATTGATACCAACATTAAGATTCCCTGTGTTGAAAGGCACAACATTTCTCACGGTAAGAATACCATCCTGATTATTCCAACTGGTAACAGTTGCTCTAACTCCAGAAACTTCACCAGTAACTAATTCCTCAGGGAAATAGTTTTGACCGTTATTATCATTACGGTCAATGTATATATTCATGGTAGCAGTATGGGGCACACCCTCACTCAAACCACCTGCTTCCAGAATAGTTGCATACTTGAATGGGATAGATGCATCTTTAACCTGATCACCAACTTGGAATAAGGTTGTGTTTTGTCCACCAATGGTTTCCTCAATACCATATAGAGAACTGAAGATACCACCATCAAGAGCAATTTGATTCACATAGTCTGTGCCTGTGTTATCGAGATCAGGAATACCATCACCAATAAATGTGCCAGGATTTGCAGGGTCTTCTACATTGTCATCATTAAATCTTCTATCAGTCAATAATCCAATAGGTTCTGTCAGCAGGACGATACTGCTACCAAGCTCTTCTTCCAGGACGTGTGGATTGAAACCAGAAGGTGCAGATGCTGCAACACCAGCGTCAAATTGGACGATAGCATCTTCGGTAGAAGGAATGCCACCATCGATGAATGCTAATTCATCAACTTCAAAGGTAACCAGCAATTCTCTGGTTGATGGATTCCAATCATATACTTTAGCAATCTTATTATTTTGATTTTCAATTCTACGAATTACTCTATCACCAACATTATAATCATATGTGGAATTGCCATCACTATCATTCTGAGTTGTATCCAGAATGACCCGTTGATCATATTTGAAATTTTTACCTCTAGTTACATTCTGGAATTTTTCTCTTGATTTGGATGTATATGAAACAATTTCATTTCCGATAATCAAGCTACCAGATCCAGGGAATGCATCAGTGCTATCGACAAAAATATCAGTAGAAGAAGAATCTAGATCTGTTAAAAGACCAGTAATATAATTTTCTACCGAGTTGTTTGCCTGTCTAGCTCTAATTTTTCTCTTGAGATTGACAAGTTTGGTAAAGATAACATTAGGTGGATTGGTATAGTCATTACCAGGATCAGTAACTGTAATGCCTGTAATGACACCCTGATCAACTGTAGCAACTGCCTTAGCGCCGATTCCACCACCGCCAGTAATTAAAATGTAGGGTGCTTCTTGATAGAATTCGCCAGGATCGTTAATAGAGATGCTAGTAACTTTACCTGCCGTATTGATCTGCGCTCTACCTCTTGCACCTTGTCCACCACCACCTTCAAAAATAAGTGTTGGAGGTGTAGCAAAACTTCTACCTTCTTGGAGCAGAGACAAACTAGTTACAGTTTGGACAACTGGGGACGCTGTAGCGCCAGATCCTTCTCCACCGAGAATTCTTGCCTGTGCTGGTCCAAAGTATCCATCACCGTTACGAGTCATTTTTACATAACCCACAGTGCCATTATTATTCAAAACAATTTCGCCTTTAGCACCAGATGGGAAACTACTTGCCAAAGCAGGCACTTCACTTCCAGGATACTGTGGCGTGCTATAAAATTCTGGTCCAATTACATATGGATATACTGGATTGTCACTAGAATCAGTCGTCATGAAGTATGCATATGTGCCATTAGGATAATCTGGCGTTACTGCAAACTTTCCATTATGCTTATCAAGATCTCCAAGACCTTCTTCATAGATGTAATCCTGAATCAGATCTCCCATCAAATATCCATCTTGGACACATCTAAATCCAACACCAACAATAGGATATCCAAAGACGTATAAAAGTCTAGGGGAGTTTGCTCTAGGAGTAAATCTAACTTCTCTAGTTGTAGAGCCGTTAAACAGCGCAAGATAATTGTCGTAAGTTACTGGAGATCCATCCAGAATATACTCTACACCATCAGAATACACATAATTTGTATTACCAATATCTACTGATTGACCTGTAGAATGCCAACCATCTTCTGCAGTTGAAAGAAGGAATGGAAGATTTAAGTTTGATGCATCATCTAAATTGAATACATAAGTCTTGCCACGATCCAAATTCAAAAATGCTGGTGCAGCACCGTCGATCAAATATTGATTATTGTTAGTTGTAACCGTATAGTTTACAGTGCCAGCAGTTGTTACTATGGGTCTAGCACCATCAATCTCAGATCCAACCTTAAATCTATAAGAGGAAGACATTCTGACAGCATTGCCAGAAGCATCATATCCATAAGGACCATAAATCGGATATCCATCAAATGACAATCCTAAGATTCTGGAGTGACCCGTTACATGACGAGAATAATCATTTGTTAATCCATCAGTATAGAAATCTGAGATGTAGTAGTTATTAGGTCTTTCTTCATCTTCAATCTCAGGACTGAGGACCATATATCCCTCATCACCTGCTGCACCTGACATGTAGCGATGGAATTTACAATAGTAATAAATTCTATTTGTCTCATCTTCATTCATAATGAATGTACTACGAAACTCATTTTCGTAGTCTGCAGAGGGCGCTGCAGACGCTCCAGTGCTGTTGTAATACAGTGTGCCTGGTGATTGATTCAAAGGACCATCAGGGGTGGTGCTAAACTGCATTGGGTGACCACCAAGATGGATATCATTCGGTAGATTAGATGTATCCGATTGATTCCAAATAATCAAATAATTTCTTTGAACCTGAATATTTTCAGGTGCCAAATAGTATTGACCTGGCACGAAGTCACCAAACTCATGTGCTTCATCACCAAAATCAATATAGAAAATACCATTCGGGAATGTAACTGGATCTGCATTTACTTGCATAGTAAATCCAGTAGATCCAAGGAGATTGTCTCCATTTTCAAATGTGCCTTGGACTAATCTAAGGTAAATTCTACTGGGATTTCCATTTGAATCATTTACAATTTTTGCAATTTCGCCTCTCGCAAAAGTGCCATCAACTAAACTACCACCAACCTTTTCTACAACTCTACCAACTTCAACTTCACCCAATTGCTCAACAACGTTGAAAACTGAGAGCATTATATTATCTAACTCAGTTTTCACATTCCATACGAATTCCTCTTTATTTCCATTTTCAAATACACCATTTGTTTCTGCAAAATGGTTGATTAATTTATTGGAAGTGTAGTAATACTGATTGCCATCAACGATACCATCAAAAGCGTCTGCATTTTTTAAGTAATCATATCTAACAGAGTCTACGTTAAAACCTACTGGAGTGTCATCTGCAATCGCCCAATCGGGAGTATGTAACAGGACACCATTGGACATAATGCCCAGTGCTTTATTTCTTTCTATTGGTCTTTCATCAAACCGAGGCACATCTTTGCCGCCTCTATAAACAAATGTTTGATTGAATGTTTGGTCATCCAAAGGACCGCCACCAGGCTCTCTTTCTGTGCCAAAATCTGCTGGTTTTGGATGATTGTCAGAAACTACAGTATACCTATCAGTGTCGGTTGCAAAGGTGCCTGTGGTTTGTGAATTTGGATCTGACTGCCAAATTCTACTAATATCAAAAGAAGACACAACATCAGGTGTGTCTTGCTCAGGAATGATAGCAAGTCTTAAAGGATCATAACCCCTTCCAGAATTTAAAACTCTAACATGAGTAATTCTTCCAGATACATCATCAATAATTGGATATAGCAATGCTTCCTCAACTGGAGTGCCACATCCATTGATAGTTAGTCTCGGTGGGTCTGAAGAAGTATATTCAGATCCGCCTTCTATTACTTTTACTGCTCTTACGCCAAAAACGTCATTGAAAATTGGCTCAATGACAGCTCCAGATCCAGGGATAGTCCTTGCCATTTTTTATTAACTTACGACTGTGATGGTGCCATTCATAAGAGAATGAAGTGTGCATTGATAATATAAAGTGCTAGGTGCATCCATGGGGACAGTCCAATAAAGCACACTAGATCCACTACCAGTTTGACCGTCCGTATATGGAGTGCCAGAAAGACCGCTACTAGATTGGATTCTAAAGGGGTGTCCACCACCTTGCACACTATTGTCAAAAGCATATGTCATACCACGCATGACATATAACGTGGGATCCATAGCAGTGCCAGTAAATCCAGGACCAGCAAAGGTATATGATTGAATACCGTCAGCATTCAATTCCCACCAAGTAATTGGACTGCGAGTTACAACCCAATCAGATCCATTCCAATAAAGAGAGTCTCCTTGAGTAATACCAGCAACATCAGTATCTGTCAGAGCAGCAAGAGTTGTGGTAAGCGTGCCATTAAATGCAACCGTTACAGTATCACCAGTAATGGAAGTGGTGATATTAGATCCACCTGCAATAGTAAGTGCATCAGACTCACTAGATGCTGTTGTTGTGCCAGTATCAGCATTTACTGTAGCAAAACTAGTGATACTAGATACACCAGCATTATCATCACCTGGCACCCAATTAGTGCCATCCCACTTCAAAACTTGATTGTTTGTGGGAGGAGTCGTTGAAACATCAATGTCTGCAAGATCACCAACAGTTGTATATTGAGTCAACAATTCAACTCTAGTATCACCAACACCACCCGTGGTGATATTCATATTCACATATGGTTTATCATCACCATCAACCGTAAAGAAATATCCAGGATAGGTAGCAGCAGCAGGAGCAGCTGCTAAAGAGGAATACTCGTTTTTATATGAAATTTTCGTAGGAAAATCAACGTTACCCGTGGCACCATCAAATATACTTGTTACACTACCAGCAGACAACCGAATATCACCAGTGCCATTAGGAGCAACGGTGACATTCTGATTTGAAGATGAAATGATAGAGTTGCCATTTACATCTAACGCTGCTGTCAGCGCAGTAAGATCTGCTGACACAAAACTAGTGCCATTATATTTCAACACCTGTCCAGATCCAGCGTTAGCAACGTTAATCTGGAGGTTGGCACCGTTGCCTATTGCTGAATATAGCTCAGTAAAGTTGTCATTGATCTTAGTGCCGCCAGCGCGGAGGGTGTCCCCCGTGTTGTCGTTGGCGGCAGAGCCAAGATTAAGTGATTGTTTGGTCATTTCTCGCCACGATTTTTAGTTATTTATAGGATCTCTGGATCGATAATCTCTTCACCATAATCTGCAAGATTTGGTGCTACCCAATCGTCGGGGACTGTAGTTTCAACTGCGATAGATGGATTTTGATATCCACTACCAGGATTAGAAATAACCACACCCGAAACTCCAACCAGAGCGCGGATTTGTGCATCGAAACCAGAGATGGAGTCGATTCTTACATTGGGTCTAGATGTGTATCCAGATCCACCTGCGGTAACACTGACACTCTCAACTCTACCCGAAGTTAGATTTGCAGTTGCGTTAGCACCTTTACCAAAGATTGATCCGAGATAATCGAATGTAATCAGTGAGTTAGAAGATTCAATAACTGCAACCTCACGATCGTCAGTTTCACCCTGAATGTCAATGAAGTCACCAGGCTCAATCGGCGGGACAATATCTGCTGCCTCAACGTCCTGATCAGATCCGATGTAGGAGAATGCTACGAAAGTAGATCCGACACGAGGAATCTCAGAGAAGATGATTCTAGAGCCAACAATCTCAAAACCAACTCCAGGTTCTTGAATAACACCATTCAGCGAAATGATGATGTTATTTTCTGGTCTAATGGTGCTGGATACAACACCGTCAGTCAGAGTCAGGGAGTAGAATGTGCCATCACGTTTCAGGTTGAAAGACTGTCTCAACGAGTCGAAGTCGAAAGAAATATCATCCAACTGTCTGAGTTTACCAACATAGAATCCTGTGAAGGAAGATCCAAGCTCAGGTGCTTCACTGAATTGAATTTGATCGGAGAATGCTGTGTATGCATTCGTTGCACCAGGAGGTTGCAGGATACCATTGACGAAGATGAGCATATGTCCTGCGGGATCGGGGAAGTATGGATCACCATTGTTGTTGGTAAGTTTGAATGAAGTCTGGACGCCATCAAATCCTCTGAAGAATCTTCTCACGCGAGCGCGTAATATTTCTCTTTCAACAACTGCTGCACGATAGTTATCAACCGAGATAATCGTATCTCTGTTACTGAAGGTGCCGATGACATCTGTGAGATACAATCTCTTATTGACGCCAGCAACTTGAATGTCTTGGACCAGACCTGCGGCGGCACCTGCGACAATAATCTTAGTGCTGACAGTTGCAAATCCAAGAGGCACGTCACCGACACCATAGTCACCAACAAAGTCTCCGTTAGCAATATCACCCGCGACGATCGAAACATAGATGTAGTTATTATCAAGATCGACTTCAGTAATGATGCCGTAATTAGAGTTGTCTCTCAAGACACCAGAGATAACTTTGTAGACATAGTTACCAACGACAAAGGTGTTTTGATTGTTGACAATGTTGATTCCGAGTCTAACGTGACCAGCGGATGCAACTCTATCTCCAACCTTAACATCAAATCCAGCGAATTTAGCAACTTCCAGATATTCAGAAGAACTCTCAGGGTAGACAACCGAAGTAGTCTCAAATTCACCAACCAAAGACGCAGTGTCAAGAGTCAGTTTACCGCCAGTATTTGTCAGGACTGCACCTTCTGCGAGGTGTAATTCTTCAACATCTGCGGTAGCACCAGAAGTATAACCCTTAAACTCGATACTTTGATCGAAGGTGCCTCTACGATTAGTTACCTGAATACGATCCTCAATTGCACCAATTTCACCAGTCTGACCACTCTCGCCCGTGAGGACATTTAGAGCAGCAAAACTGCCGTTTGTAACGAAAACATCAAAATACTTGTTGTTTTCATCTTCATATTTGGCGTAGACAGTGCAGGTATTTACACCGCTGCTGAGATCTTCACCGACTGCAAAATCTTCAGGATCTCCAACAATATCACCACTAATTCTAAATCTCTGGTAGATCTTAACAACCTTTGCCTCATTCTGACGGATGAATTCAATTTCTGCGTATGCATCACTGGAAAGACCGTAGATATTATCTGCAGGTCCAACATCTCCACCCAGTGCGACTGGGATATTGCGCGTGCCATAAGTCTTGCCAGGGACCACCACACCACTGCGGTTATCAATCGTAGTAATGAATGTATCGTTGAGCAACTGGTTTCTAATGATAGAGAAGTTGCGACGAATAACACTCATCCAAGATGACGTGACATATGTGCTCGCGAGTCCGCCATTCACATATGGAATGAAACTTGCAAGAGGTGAAGGATCAACCAATGTCTGATTGAGTGCTTGCTCATAGAATTCTTCGAGACTATCAAGAATATAATTCTTAATGTTGAAGTCATTATCAGCAAAGAATGTAACACCCGATTGAGATACATACGGATCAAGACCACCCTTGACAAGTTTTGCACCCCAGACATAAATGCCGTTGCTGTTATCACCCGCGTAAGAGATCAAACCATCGTTATTCTTGATAAAGATTTGGTTTCTGATTACGCCAATACCGAAGGAGAATGTCAGCGTAATGAATGCTCTATACCAACCATCACCCAGAGGGACAGATCCGTATGCTTCCACAGTTGCACCTGCATCAGCAAAGATACTGCCGAAAGATCCATCAGAAAGATTCAAGTCAAATACAACATCCTTAGAAGTTGCACCAGGATCAAGAATCATTGCAAAACGAATCTTGTCGAAGGGAGCAGCGCCAGGTTTTGCCTTCATAACTGCGGAGAAGGTAAACGTCTGACTCTCAAATCTAGATCCAGTGTCAAACGTTTCTGTGCCGCTATCAAATCTAGCACCCTCTCCGTCAAAGGTTGTAAACGAAGTCAGATTATAGTCTCTGTAGATCAAATGCTGACCAACGGTGGTATTAGGTGCTGCGAGATCTGCGTTAAATTCGCCATCAGGAGCAGTAACAACATCGTCAGTAAATGCACCCTGAGTAAAGGTCCAATTTGAGCTGTATTGCTCAGGATTGGTAAAGAGGTTAGTGTTAGCAACCTCACCCGACACTGTAGACTGGACTGTGCGAGCATACTTAAGAGTTTCTACATTAGAAATTGTGGGATAGTAATTGTAAGTTGCACCTACGCCACTAGCAGCAATCGTACCCGATGCAGCGCCATTAGTTAAAGTTTGACCGTCAGCAAACGCTGTGCCAACAACAGTGCCAACAATTAACATATCCATTTTAGGATACCACTCAAGAATGGTTGCCTCGCCACCACCCGACGACGTGACAGTGCCACCAATAGTAAACTCATCACTTACACCCGTAAGCGTAATATTTCTTGCGGTAATATAATTGCTAGCATCTGTGGTAACCATGTCATGGATAGTATTATCCAACATGTCTGCCAGGAATGAGTCATAAGTCCAAGATCCAGATCCCCACTGACTGGTAACTCTATTTTGGATCTCGTCGCGATAGTAATTCTCATTGAAGAGCAACATTCTGCCAGATCCTCTAGAAGCAGTGCCTCCAGGAGTCAGCGTGTCGATGATGAGATCCATCAGAGAATCAAATGCTCTGATGACATCTGCACACTCATTATCAGTGTAAGTAGAGTCTCCTGTAGAATCGGTAATAGTGTCGTCGGTATAAGGAATTTCAAACGTATAGACTGCTCTATACTGGTCACCAGTAGGACCGCCACCACGATCGAGAAGCAGATTTCTAATTGCCTTTCTACCGAGGAATCTTACTTGCTGGAAAGCATAGATGGTAGGCAGAATCTCATCTTCCACCTGAGTAATACCACCAGCAGCACTCAGATACAACTCAATTGCTTTAACAGTATTGCTGTTACCGCCTGTGAGTAGATCGCTAATTACGCTATCAAGAATATCTTTGATGTCGTCCTTGCAGTTTTCTCTACCCGTAGCATTACCAGAAGGATATGTAAATGCACGATAGGATGATGGTCCGAGATTATATGTAAAGTCTGCATCCAAAACAAGAGTTGCTTCATCAGAAATAAACTCTTTATTGAAGTGGAGAAGATCACCAGCGTCTCTGAATCTGTCACCTGTAGGTGCGAGCATGTTATTTGCAAGATCGATAAGAGTATCGATTGCAGAGGTAACGTTAGCGCAACCACCAGGATCATTTGTAATACCCCAGTCACCAACGATAACGGAATCAGTGTTGTCGGAAGTAAGATCACCAGTAACTGCCTGCTTTGCGTAGAATGCAAGGCGATTGTGTGCGTAAGTAGACTGCAGAAGTTGCAGTCTTACATGTAAAATTTCATCATTCTGTCCGAGATAGAAACTTACACCTTGGACAGTATTGAAGTTTCCTCCATTTTCGAGGTCTGTAGCAATACCATCCAGGATAATTCCAAGGTCAGTTTTACATCTCAATGTGCCTGCGCCAGATCCATCACCATTTCTAGGCATCGAGAGTGCCAACTCAGGATATCTATCAATCATGTCTACAGCAGTCTTATCTACAATAGCAGATCTGTTGAGACGAATAAGACTTGCAGCATCCTTGAATCTGTATCTATCATCACCATCAATCTGGTTTGCATAGATAACTTCATCAGGATTGAAGACATCGGTGAGAGGTATTTCAATCTCATAGAGAGCATCAACAAATGCACCCTTCCACTCATATGCAGGAATGACTTTGGTTACAGATGCAAGGTGATCTACAGGAGAAGCAGCGTTTGCATTTGTGAGGGTATCAGTCAGAATATCAACTAAGTTGTCGATAGTTGTCTTAACATCTGCACAATCCGCAGAGGTATAATCAAGCACGTCAACTGCGCCTGTGGTAGCAGAGACAAATGTGTGCGTATATTGATCATCCTGCGAAGAAGGTCCAACATTAACAGTGAATGTATTTGTTGTAGTTGCAGTGACTGGTAAGACTCTATTGGCAGCAGGGTCAGTGGCACGAGGATATGCAGTCTGCAGAAGATTGTCATCAGCAGTGCAAGTGAATGTGAATGACTCAGTATCAAGACTTACTCTGGATGCTGTGGTCAGAGGATGACCAGCAACGGTAATCTCCATATCACCTGTAGCAGGATCATATGTAGCACCAGTAGGAGTAAGTTGCGTCAGACTGCCATAATTGTTGGAGTCATAGATGGTAGTATCAGTAAACTGTGTCTCACCATGAGGACCAGCGATAGTAATCAACTCATTGTTAATAACTTTCTTCGCTAACTCAGCATACTTCTCATAAGTCCAGAGGGTCTGATCAATTTCAGTTTCAACGTGATTGAGAATAACGGGAATAGCAGTCCGATCAACATACAGTGCAGAGGTATCCCAAGTGTAACTATTACTTCCGTTACGGAGATCTCTCAGGATGCTTGCGTTTACATCACGGACATCATCTTCACAGTTAATCTTTTCATCACCAATAACGCCGTTAGTGACAGCAGATACAAAGGTGTGGGCATAAGCACCACCAGTAATAACTGCATCAGAATCAGCACTCACGAATGTGTGAGCATATTGCTGACCAGCAGGAGATATACCAACGTTAACCGTAACGGTGCCAGTTTGCTTGATTAAAGCACCAGCAGTTGCAGAAACAAATGTGTGGGTATATTGAGATGCTGGCGGAGACATGCCAACGTTAATAGTAAAGGTATCTGCATCAACAACAGACAAGACCTCTACCCACTTACCAGAAATTGGATCAGTTGCACGAGGATAGGTATGCTGAGTAGCATTAGAATCCATTGTGCAGGTGAATGTCAATGAATCGGTAGCAATCTGGATCATGTTACCAGCAGAAAGACCGTGACCAGTTGACTTGACAGTCAAAACACCAGTGCTTGCAACGTAAGTCGTGCCCGTCGTGATGTTTGCTGTGGTTGTGCCAACTGCACTGATATTCAGAGTGGTATTGTATGAAGGATCGGTGGATCTGGGATATTCATGATTACTACCATTGCCATCCTGAGCACAAGTGAATGTAAATCCACCATTCTTGAGGCGAAGTTTAGTGCCAACATTAAGTGTGTGATTGGCAATAGTCATTACGAAATCGCCAGTAGCGGGATCGTAAGTTGCAGTGCTAGGTTGGAAGTAAACGAATGGTGAAGTGCCAACGTTAACTGTCAGGTTTGTGGAGCTAGAAGAGATAATTGGCAGTGCTTGATCCTTAGAAGCAGGATCAGTTGCACGAGGATAAGTTACCTCAGTCTGGTTATTGTCGCTAGAGCAAGTGAATGTCAGAGCACCATTGACAATCTTAATTCTGTCATTCTCAACTGTGATGCAATTTGAGACTGCAGAAACGAATGTATGAGCATATTGCTGACCAGCAGGAGATGCACCAACATTAATCTCAAATGTATTTGCAGTTGCGTTGGATACGATTAACCATCTGCCTGCAGCAGGATCAGTTGCGCGAGGATAGTCGTGGTTGCTACCATTACCATCTTGAGCACAGGTGAATCTAATTCCATCAACTTTAATATTGACTCTCTGACCATCAGTAACACCATGATCTCTCTTGGTAATTACCATTACTCCAGTAGCAGCATCATAAGTTGCACCAGTAGGAGTCAATTGACCACCACTTGTCAATGTGTTGTTGCTAACTGTCATAGACAGAAGACCAGTAGATGCATCATAAGTTGCACCAGTAGGTGTAAATCTAGTGCCTGGGATAACCAATTCAGGATATTGCTGACGCATCAGATAGACAGACTCTTTTGCTAAGAGATCTGCGTTATTCTCCAGAAGACGTGCAGCATCTGCATATCTATGAGTCTTACCATTATATCCAGCAGGAGCACCTGCTTGACGTTGGGTTTCGCGAATTGCATCATTACAGAAGTCATCACCATTATTCCAAGTAGCGACACCAGACCAATCATCAGTATACTGCTGACCATAAGTGCCATCGAAGTGAGCAAGCAAGACAGTAGTTGCATCACCCTGATGGATACCAGAAGGAGCAGTAAAGTTTGCAGTATAACGAGAATTTGTAGATACTCTTAACTCATCAATGTAACCTGGGAAGACCGAAGATCCAGCATAGTTACCACCAATTCTAATTGGTTTAGTAGATCCATAATTGCTGCCATCAGAATAAGTAGTGCCATCCTGAGTGCCATTGACAAACAGTCTAGTATTACTACCATCTCTACACAATGCAATGTGATACCAAGTGCCAGCAACCAAGTTTGTTGTGCCCGCAATAACGACACTGCCATTGTTGAAGTACTTGACATTTGCACCGTCAAGATAGATATAAGGTGCTAACTCAGTAGCGGTAGATCTAAGATCAAGGATTGTCTTACTTCCTGCTGCAACAGAGTTGGGGTTAATCCAACATTCGAGCGTGAAGTTATTTGTGCCAAATCCGAATTCTGTAGATGTGTTGACAGTTACATACTCATCAACAGGGACTGTGCCGACGTTGATGGTAATAGTCGTAGGAGTGACTGCAGTAATTGCAATCTGTTGACCAAACTGAGGATCAGTTGCTCTAGGATATGCTTTATTTGATCCGTTATTGTCCTGAGCACAAGTGAATACAACACCATCAGCAGCAATAGTAACAGTGTTGGATGTTGTTAAGGAGTGACTGCCAATTTCAACAACCATGACTCCAGTGATAGGATCATATGTTGTGCCAGTTGCTGCAGTGAATGTTGCAGCATTATCTGCAGTAATAGCATCCGCAACACCACTTACGAAAGTGTGGACAGAAGTGCCAGGAGAAAGTGCCAGAGAAGATGCACCCCATCTCTTATTGTAAGTATTGAGTGACGCACCTGCGACAAAGTTGAAAGAATGATAATCTTCACCTGTAGTCTTAGATCTGCCCATTCTGCCAAGATAGACAGTTTGTCTAGCAACGTTATATCCAACAACTAGTGCTTTACTAGTGGTATTTCTAATTACATTGCCAGCAGAGAAGAATCCATTACCTTGAGTGTTATCCTTATGGGTAAGTTTTCTAACAACTGCTTCTTCATCCGAGATAAAATCTCCAACTGCGTTACCAATATCCAGTCTATTGTTTCTGATAAACTCACCTTCTTGTAAGGTGCCATTAGTATTAACAACATCAATGACAATATTATTGACCAACTCATTTGCAGGGAATTTGGAGTCAAATGCTGTTGCATTATCATCAAAATCTACAATAGAAATTTGAGATGCTGAGATATCATCCAATACAACATTTTGATAATTGATAGAAGTAATTCTATTAAACAGCAGACCGAAGAAGGACGCACCTTCAGAGATGTTGACCTGAGAAATAAACTCTTGAGTCGTGGGATCCTGATACGGACTTGTAGCAGTAACTCTAGCAACAACACCAGAGCTTGCTGCAATCAGAATATCATCCAATTGAATGTCAAACAGACCAGGAGTGGACTGATATGTGCCAGCAGTCTTACTAAGAATCAAACTGTTAGTAACAGTAATCTCTGTGCTATACAGAGGTGCATTTTGAAGGTGTGAAATTGCTTGGGTGCCAAGTTGTCCTCTAGTTGCAGTAATTACACTAATACCAGCTTCACCGCCAGCAGCAACGTTTGAAATTGTAAGAATTTCAGATGCAATCTGCATATTCTCGCCAACCACAAACTGAGATTGGTCTGAAGTCAATACCTCAAACTGTGCTGTAGATGATCCAATACCATAACGCAATGTGCCAAGAGGAGTTTCTTGACCCGATTCCAGGTTGATTTCCTCAACAATAGCAGTGTCTCCTTCCAGGTTAGTGACAGTCTCATTGAAAGTAAACAATCCATTGCTGGTGATGGAGGTTTCAGTATCCAGATTTGCAGAGAATCCAGTTGCACCAACAGTAATCAACTCACCACCAATAAATGCGCCTTCAGTTACAAATGCCTGAATGGTATCACCTTCAACCTTAGTTACAGTTGCTCTAGCAGAGCTTGCTGTGCCAACCATCGTGTTACCGATGTTGGGGAAGATTCCACTAATATTAGTAAAGGTATACAAGACTTGATTGATCTGAGCGATCTCAATCTGTGCATACTTAACACTAGCAGGAGGTTTCGGGGGCTCACTGAATACGATAGAGTCGTTTTCTACCTTGAATGAAACCTCAGGTGTTTGGACAACACCATTGAGAATAATCATCAACTGATTAGCAGATGCAATAATGTTTTCACCATTAACTGTTAATGGGAAAGAAATCTTAACACCATCAAATTGATTGGAAATATTATCGAGTCTCTGGACAACAGAGGTCAGAATATTCTCCGAAGAGGTAAGTCTCTTTTGTCTGAAGAGCACTTCAGTATTGTTAAACTCTTGATATACAGGCTCAACCAGAGAGAAACTCTGGATGTTGGGGACAATTGCCTCTTGTGCCAATTCAACAGACTTAGTTAATTCAAACGCAGTCTCTTTGTTAGGAATCAAACTATAATCAGTGATATTTAATTCACCAAATACCTTGAATCCTGCAGGGTGGACATTTCTAATAAGAATATCTTTCCACTCACTAATGGATACCGAGGACTGCAGAGCATATGAGAAATCCTGATAGAAGTAGGAGTCTTGAATCTTTTGGATGATCTCGGAAGGTTTGCCAACATCATCAATAAACTGACCTGTAGTTTTGGTGATAGATCCAATCTCAAGGACACCCTTAGCGATCTTAAGATCACTAATAATACCAGAAGACTTGGAGATAATACCTGTTACTCTTTCGCCAGAAACAAAATCACCATCATAGTCAACAATCTTAAGGACTCTAGGACCAACCTGCCAACCACTGTTTGTAGAAACATATCCAGTGGCAGTTGCTGTCTCAAATGTGCTACCTTGATAGACCAATTCACCTTCAAGGAAGGTAGAGGTGATAACGTTTGCAGTTGCTGCACCACCGAAAGAAGAAGTCAATACTTGCTGCCTACCTACACCAGCGTTAACGAATCCAATAGAATCGCCCAACTCAGCGTTAGTTGCAGTAATTGCCAGTTTCAACTGATCATCATCCAGAGATTGTGCAGCACCAGCAATAGCGTAATAAGTAGTGTTTCCATTCAATCTACCGAGAGCGCCAGAAGACAGAGGGAAGTCAGCACCTTCTCCAGTATCAACAACATTGAGGGTTACTTCTGCTCCATTTTGAATACCATGTGGGAATGCAAACTGGAGAAGTCCGAGGTCAAGGTTGATGACATAGTTGAATGAAGATTTCAATTCAACTGCAGGAGTGGAAGAATAACCAGATCCAGGATCTTTAACAAGAATTTGATCAAGTCTACCATTCTTAATCGTAGATTCTGCAGTAGCACCAAATCCACCGCCACCAGTAATAACAACAGCAGGTGCCTGTGAATAACCAGATCCAGGATCAGTAACAGTAATGCTATCCAGAATACTGGTAGACGTTAACTGAGCATTGATCGGGAATGTAATTTCAGGACGCAGCGTATAGTCATGAGGATAATCATAACCAAAGTTGTTATTCTTAAGTTTCTTAATCTTACCAACTTGACTACCTTGAGTGAAGATGGAAGCACCTGTGCCGAAAGGAGGAATAACAACCTCAAGATCTGCACCAGATCCAGCAAGACTGGGACCTAAGATACCATTAATAGATGCAATATCAATAAATGCAGTCGTATATCCCTTACCAGAAGATGACACAATTGCTTGTGTAATTTGACCAGGAATAGTATTTCCTTCATCATCTGTGGTATTTTCAACCGTCAGATTGACCAGACCACCTTCACCATCACCACTAATCGGAATATTATTATATTGACCAGGAGCATACTCAGTGCCAGGCTCATTAATCTGAATTCTTTCAATCTTTCTGTTGGACTGAATACCAGAAACAATAGGAAGTCTTGTATAGAAACCACCTTTGTTAACAATACGGATATCGGCAATAGATCCAACTGCCTTCTCAGATCCTGTAGAGTAAGATACATTTGATACATCTGCATCACCTTCAGGCTCATTCAGGAGCGGGAATCTCAGTGTATCATCACCTCTGGTGATTGTGGCACCAGAAACACCACTGACAGTGAAGTTACCTGCATATGGAGATCCAACAACGTCCAGATAAGATCCTGCAATAACAGGAGAATCATCTCCAGCTCTAGAAGGATCAAAGTAATATGAGATATTAGTAACAATATTAGGATCAACCTTGAATTTAACACTAGGTGTGGGCTGTCCTTCTCCAGTTACACCAGGAATGCCAATTCTTTCAATTGAGTTGAAAGAGTATTCCAGTTTATAGAGACTATCTTTGGAGAATGAAAGATTACCACCAACCAGTGAAGAGTGACTGAGATCAAAGATATACTGGTGACCATAATACATCTTCAACGTAGGTGACTTAACAAATACACTTACATTGCTAGCATTACTTGAAGGAGATGTAATTGCAATATTTGGCAACTTATAGGTAAATTCCTTGACACTGATAACACTATCAACAGGGAAAGCACCATCATACTCATCATATACAGTACCACCAGATTCCTGAGAAGGATTACCATCGATATAGATCATTTCGTTGGTATTCAGGTAATGACTATCATCGGTGATGACATATACAATATCACTATTAGATACCGCATCGACCTGAAGAATCTTGATTAGATTTGTGGTCAAACTAATCTTACTAACACCAGTCAGACCAGAAATTTGAATTGTATTATAATCAGCGTTATATGTAACTGTAGCAGTAGAAAGACTTACGACTGATCCAGGAATGAAGGGAGAAGTGCCAGAGATCTCGTCAATACGGACTCTATACTGATCATCTTCAAAAGGTTTGAATTTTGCAAACTCGTGTAAGTTGTTACTACCACCAACATCGGAAGGAGCATCGAAGTTGCTCATATCAATGTTAAATGTGCCAATAGTGGTATTGTTGACCTCTGGGAAGAGGTAATTCTTCATTTCATTGATATCTGCAGGAATAGGACCAAGAATTCCGTAAGTAGATTGCTCATTGAATTGCTCTGTAGACAACTGACCCACATCCAGGTCATTCGTCCACTCATTGTTGTTTACTGCAAGATACACATAACGATTAGCATAATCAATATCAACAATATAACCACTATTGACAAAATTATTATTATTTCTCAATACCAACTTAGAATTCATAGTGAATTCAAAGGGTTGATTGATAGTCAGACGCTGGACGTTATCAATCTTAATTGTGTTGGTAACCTTGAAGAAATAACGATCTTTAACAACCGCAGTTGCTTTGACCTTTTGAGATCCAGGTGCAGGAATAGTAGCAGTCCTAGATCCCCAAATATCTTGTGAGATTTCAAGAGATTCTGTATCCTCAGCATGAGTTGTATTAGCATCATTAAAGTCAAGAGCCTGGAATCCTTCTCCACCAAGAGCATAACCAGTGGGAGATACATTCAGAGATACTCCAGTCACAGGAGCAACAGCAGTCCTAATGAGACTCAATTGAGAATTTGCTAAGACACCAATAGTGCCAATTTTATTAGATTCTGCTTCTTTGTCAACCTTAATGCCTGCACCAACATACTCGATGTAGTCATAGCGATTGAGGTTAGTAGTAAACCAAGCATCATCTGCCCAATCATAAGTAAGACCAAATCCACCAATAGTTGGCAGAGATGTAATATCAGTCGGGACAGTAGGAGATACGAAACGATTCTTGAGCACAAGATGATCAATGTAGAATTGACCTTGATATGCAGCATTAAAGTCAGTAGCACCAGCACCCCATCCAATTTGGTTGCCAATGTAAATATCCTTATTGGCAAATTCAGTATTAGTTACATTACCATCCAATACTTCAATGCCATTAACAAATGCCTTAAAGTTTGTGCCATTCTTAGTAAGAGTAATGACTTGCCATGTATTTTGAGCATACATGTTAGTCAATGCAGAAGAAAGACCACTTGCAGCGTCAAGTCTTGTAGTATTATTAGAAATAACGAGTTGTAAGGATCCAGATCCACCAGATCCAGAAGTGTCATATCCCAACCAGAGACCACCAGTGGTATCTTGAGCACCACCAATACCGATTAATGTTTGCTGCGCTTGTGACAGGGTTTGTGCTCCATCTTTATAAACAAAGAATTGGAGTGTCCAGTTGCCATTTAACTTTGTGCCCAAAGTTGTGCCAGGGATCTTATAGTAAGAATTTTCCCAGACAGTATTGGTGCCAGCAGGTTGATAACCGTAAATTTTACCAACACCATTTTCAATGATTGCAGAGTCGCTAGTGCCAACAATCGATACTGAATGGTGACCAGTTAAATCTGTTGCAGCGGCAGCACTGAAGGTATCAATACATTCTTGTCTATTCCACTTGGTTTGACCATAAATGTGGACATCACCTGAATTGTCACTACCAAGAGTCAAAGGCATGAAACCTTCCATGGTATTGGTAGTATTTGCAGCAGTAGTGAAATCATTTTCAGTATTTTTCAATACTGTGCCATCATATTTGATCTTAACTGAGTTGAATGTAAGTTTTTTGTTGGTAGTATCTTCTTTAGAGTAAACTACATTCAGATTACCAAAAATATCAATTTCAGACTTATCTACAAGTGTAATATCTCTGCCTGTGAAATATCTCTTATCCCAGAGCAATTCACCAGCATTATCAAACTTACCTACCCAGAAACCATCTTTAGTAACATCATCAGACTTCAATCTGGTGCCAGCAACAACATAGAATTCGTTGAATTCATCAACAGCAAGGGAAGAATTCAAGAAGCAATATGTAGCGTTGGTAACCTCCTTAATCCAGTCAATAGAAATCGAAGAAACACCAGCAGTTGCCTTACCAAAGGATACATTGATATCCATAGAGTTATCTGCAGATGCAGTCTCCATAGTAAAGTAGATTGCACCATCAACAGTCCTCATAGATGTAATTTTCTCAGAAGAGCTGTCAGAAGCAAGTTTTCTCTTAGCAACAAAGAAACCAGCAGTATCAACGATTGCTAAGAAAGCATCCCAAGGAGCTCCAGAGTTTGTATTGGTAAAACCACCAAGAAGGAATCTAGTATCAGTAAGTTTCTGTAAAGAAGTGATATTATCAGATCTTGTAGATCCAGAGATGCCAGCATAACCTTTCTGGAAGACCAGAGATGCACTCAAACCATTTGCTGCTTCCTCATACTTGACAAGAATGACATCGGGATTGTATGCATCCAATACAGGAATATTGGGTCTGTTATTACCAGCAACCCAAATATCATTGCCATCAACATACAGTTTTTGGAATTCTGTATAGTTATCAGATCCTAATACAGTAGTTTCTAATGTCTTTTCCCACTCCTTAACACCAGTAGCAGATAATTTAGCAAGGAATGCAACATAGTTACCAGAAGCATCTAAGGTTGTGCCACAAGTGTATACTTCCTTAGTATCACTAATAAAGATATCATTTACCTTCAACCAATTGTTGTTTTCAAGAAGAGTGACATAATAGTCTGCCTTCTTAAAGACCTGGGGGTGAGAGAGAATGACACGAGGATTCTTAGTATAGTCAGATCCAGAGTTGAGGATGTTGAAAGACTTGATTGCACCAACTTGATCAACAATCGCTTCAATTTCACCACTTTCACCATCACCATCAATAATAATGCTAGGGGGAATATCTGTATTATAACCACTACCATTCTGATCTACGACAATCTCTTCAATACCACGATACTGTCTAACAGTAAACGTTTTGTTGGTATTGTCCATCAATGGAGTGTAATCAACAAATAAAGTATCGCCAGCAATCAGATTGTGTGGTTGAGTGGTCTTCAGGACACCAAAGTTTGTGCCTTGAAGAGTTTCATAGGTGTAGTTTAAAACAGACTCACCCTTAATTTTTGAAACTCTAGCAGATACACCAGTACCACCAGTATCTTCATTATCAAAGATCAGACGGTCATTGACCTGATAGTTTGTGCCAGCATTCTCAACAGTAAAACCAGTAACAGATGCATTTTCAAACTTACTGATTGTCTCAACTTCAATATCAACCTTAGAGTCTAATTTGACAGATGGGAAATAATCAAAGAGTTGTAAAGGTGCCTCTTCAAATACCTGATCAGGATCATCAATCTCATCTTGGGTGATAACACCATCTCGGTTTTCGTCTTCGACTTCAAACAGCAATACATCACCATTCTCTAAGGTAAGAGCATTAGTAGAAGCATTAGGAGTCCTCTCAACATCAATATCAACATTCTCATATGGGTCTCTATAACGGACAACTCCAGTAGGAATGTTTTGCTGGACAGATGAATCCTTAAGATTCCAAATATCTACAACAGAGTTATAACTAGGACCAAGAATGTAAGGATATACAGGAAGACCATTTTCAGATGCATCGATAGTAACAAAGTAGCAATATCTACCTTGGGGATACTCAGGAGTCTTACAGAATCTGCCATTATATTGATCAAGATCACCAGATCCGAAAACATACTCATAGTCTTCAACAAACTTACCTGCAGGCTCTTCATTCAGAAGAGGACCATCACTTCTTACTGGATATGGGTTTGTAATATCATTAAATACGAGTTGCGTCTTCAGTGAATATGAAGAGCGCATTCTTTGGATATTGGAAGATTGATTGGTAGGATCCTGATATCCATAAGGACCATAAATCGGGTTACCATCAAATGCCCAACCAATAATAGGAGAGTGCTCTAACTGAGACTCTTGCTCAAGAATTCTACCCAGACTATCCTTAAACAAGTTATCACCAAGAATATATCTCAGTCTTTGTGGGTTAGAGAGGTGTGCATATTCACCACCATATTGAATGTTATATCCCTCAAATACGGTGCCCATTGCAGAGTCAAACGGAGTAGTCTCTTGCAGGTTATAATTCCATTGGAATACATCAGCATCAAACAATGCATCTTGTCCAACAGATGTCAGATTAATTACAGTAGTGCCCTGATTATATCCAATACCTCTGTTGAGAATTTCAACACCAGTAACACGACCAGCATTCTCACCATCAGTATCGATGATTGCTCTAGCAATAGCACCAAAACCATCACCCTGAATAGAAACTGTGGGTGCAGTGGTATATCCAACACCAGCAGAAATGATAGCAATAGAAATGATTCTACCGTCATTTACAATTGCTTGTGCAACAGCACCTCTACCAGAGCTAAGAGTAACTGTAGGTTTAGAAGTATATGAAGATCCACCTTCAGTGATATCAACTTGCTGAATGGGTCCTCTGACAGACGCAGTAGCAGTTGCACCAGTTCCTCCACCACCAACAATAGTGATCAGAGGTTGGGAAGTGTATCCCGATCCGCCACTATTAACAAGAATTCTAGAAACTACTCCTTTGGTAATAATTGCAGTTGCAGATCCACCAGATCCTCCACCACCAACAATAGATACCAGGGGAGATGAAGTATAACCAGATCCACCATTATTAACCTCAACCTCATAGAGAGATCCATTGACGGTTACTTCCGCTGTAGCACCACTACCGCCACCACCAGCAATAGTAATTGCAGGAGGACTTGCTGCATCATATTCCTTACCAGCGTTGGTGATGTTAACAGCAGTAACAGCACCAAAAGTGCGACTCAATTCAGACTTATAAGACCAAACAGATACACCATTGACCCATGTGCCAATAGGACCAGGGACAATAGCAGTCTTAGTCGAAATAGTAGTGGTAGTTGTATTGAAACGGTTTAATTTTCTCTGGTTGCCAGGGAGAAGTGCAGATCCAGGGAAAGGACCAATCTCATAGTTAGGAATACCAGTAGAAGCAACATAAACGTATTGATTATTGAAGAATGTGTTTTGGACGTTAGTAGTATAAGGTCCGATTGCATTTAAAATTGCAGCATTTTCTGACTTGCCTTTGTTAAGGTCAACAGAGATAAGAATATTACCTTGTGGCTCAACAGCAGCAGGTTGTGGTAACTGGTATTGGAAGACCGTCTGGGAGTCCCTAGATGTGACAAGGAAAGTGCCGTTATAAAGAATTGGGTTAGCACCATATACGGTAACCTGATCACCAACCAGGAGACCATGAGGAGCTGAGCAAGTTACAGTAGCAGACTGATTATTAACGCCACCAAAAGTGATCGAAGAAACTTCAATGAGTTTTTTGACGTTATATAACCACGTTGTCAACTGGGGTAATGTGGAAGTGCCGCCCAGTTTAGAAACTGACAGTTTATCACCAGGAAGATAGTAAGATCCAGTATCAGTAAGGTTAGTTTGCTGAGCATCAACAATACCAACAATATTCATTACGACTTCGTTGATCGTGCCGTAATTTAAATAAACTCTAAAGTTAGAAGCTACACTAGTTGCAGAATCCCAAATTTGGGGAGCTCCAACAACGCCTCTAGTACACTCAATAAACTGGTTGAGGGATTTTTCCTTATATCTTACAGTTTCTGTGCCACCAATTACAATTTCACCGTTTCTTTCAGGCCAACCAATGGTAGAGTCAACGGTAATAATATCACTAGTTGCAGTAAGTGGCTCAGCAAGTTTAGTTTTATAGGGCACAACAAATGTGCCTTGAATTGTCTCTTCAGACAAGACCAATTCATAAATTTCAGATTCTGCTGTGTTAATAGCAATGTAGTTTTCAACCAAAGCATTTGCTGCCCGAATATTCGGATCTGCAATGTCAGCAAATTGTTGAATTTGAGCATCTCTAATATTTCTGGGGTCGCCACTAATAAGTGTTGCTCTCAGAATAGTATTGATCGACCAAGTAGCAGCAGATGGTTTGATAAGTTGATCTTTCGGATAAGAAACCGAAATATCCTCACCATAAAGGAGTTTGAAGAGATAACCAAAGGAAAATGACGTGCCTTTCGTAGAATAGAAAGTTTTGACATTCTTAATGGCAGATCTGACATCAATAGACTCATAATCGAGTTGGGGGATGTCAGGAAGATATTCTTCAATGTATTTGTCTAAAACTCTCTTGACAAATACCGCATCCAAGCAAGTTACAACGCTATTGCTGTCATGAGGTGCAGCATCAGTGTCACCCGAAAAAATTACATCTCCTGTTTCGGTATATCCAGAAATTGCAGACGCTGCTCTAGCACATCCAACAAATTTGCACTTTTCGTAACCATGACCAGGATGAATCAATTCAAAACCAGTAATTTCTCCAAGACCAGTTTCCGTAGATGCTTTTGCGTTGGGAGGTGCTTGAATTACGATAGTAGGAGGGTGATCAGGGCTATAGTTAGAGCCAAAATTCGTAATATTGATATCAGTGATTTGACCATTGAAAATAGAAGCAGCTGCTGTAGCGTTTACACCACCAATGTAATTTCCTTGTGCATCGGTGCGATCATCAACAATATAAACCGAAGGGATATCCTCATATCCACTACCACCAGTAAGTAACTCAATATCAATAACTCTACCATTACCATCAACCTTTGTTTCAAGGACTTGAGCACCAACAGGGTCAATAACTCTCAGTCTGGGGACCGTTTCATAACCTTGTCCAGGATTGAGAATATTGACAGCAGTAATTTGACCAAACTCATCTAAAGTAGTAGAGAATGCTGCTTTAATTCCATTTTCGCCAGTAGGCTCGTCAACATAGATTGCTGGAGGAGTAGTATAACCAAAACCATCATCGAGAATAGTGATTGGTCCAACTAATGCTCCCGAAATGATTGTCGGGGGTGCAAGTTTGGCACCGCCAGGTTGAATGAAGGTAATTCTGGGAGTAAAGGTATATCCACTACCAGAAGAGTGTAATAACAACTCAGTTACAGATCCATCAGTAACAACTGCTCTAATATTAGCAGGTTTAGATCCATTTTGAGTAGGATTCTCAACACTTACAATTGGTGGGTTAGTTTCACTATAACCTTTACCACCATCAAGAAGTGTTACCGACTTAAGACCGTTAATATAGGGACTAACTGCTGCATCTCCTCCAGTAGGTGATTTGATAGTAACTTTAGGAGGATATTCAAATCTATAACCTCCACCAGTGTTACTGACAACAACTTGAGAGATTTCACCAGAATCATTTACCCTAGAGAAACCAACTGCACCATTACCAAAAGATGGAATTGCAGATTCGATAGAATATAATGAAAGTCTTCTACCAATAAGAGGGACAAAGTTGAGAGTAATTCTGCTTCCGTCAAAAGTATAATCAACTTTAGGAATCAGAAGATTGTTATCATAAATTGCAATAACATACTCATCAACGATTGGTGCATATCTCTGAGAATTTCTAGTTACCTCAAAGGTGCTCTTATTTTCACCAAAAGCACCAGAAAGATTATCTAACTGATAAATCGTATCCTCAATAAAACCATTCAGATAAATGATTTCACAAGATTCGATGGAATCAGCAACTGTAGACGCTCTAGGAGGAGTCGTAAAGGTAATATTAGTGCCATTGATGACAAAATCATCACCAGGAATCATAATGTCATTATAGAGTTTTACAATGACATGAAAATTGGAAGGAGGTGCAATAGGAGAATCCTGTGACTGTAAAGGGAAAGTCCTTCTAGTGCCATCAATCTGATCAAAGATATTTGTTAACTCTCTCCACTTCAGTTTTACCTGATCATAAGACACACCAGGGCTAAGAGCAATACTTGGCGAAGGGATTGCCCGTTCATAAAAAATTACCTCATTTCCAATGAGAATTGTGCCGTCAGTCTCCAGAAAATTATCAATGTTTTCAACAACAATCTCACTATCAAAAGTAGTAGCATCCGCAACCGTAGTAGTGCTACCACCTAGGATATCAACATTTAACTTATCAATATTCAGTAATTCTACAAAAGAGTTGACGATATTTTGACCATATCCTGTCTTCTCTTGTGATCTATAATAATATTCGACAAACTTCTTGAACAGAGGATGATAATCCTCTATAAACTGCGGAGTCTGGGTAACTGCGCGACGGGAGACTTTATTTACGGTTGCCATTTATATTCAGAAACAAGTGTTATCTGGGATGTCGCCAGGTCCAGTGAGATCAGGAATTACAATAGTTGTCGGAGCTGATTCAAACTGTCCAGGATTAAGACTATTTATTGGGATAGTGGGAGGTGGAGTCGTGCCAGAAGGTCTAACTGTAATCTGAGGAACTGGGATTTCGATAACAGTATCTGGCTCAGGTGTGCCAATAATTCCAGGGTTTGCAGGAATTGCTTCTACAGGAATTTTGGGTTCTCCAATATTATCAATATCATCATCAGTTGGATTAGGTGGTAAGTTATTACCTCCAGTGCCAATAATATTTACAGGTCCAAAACAGACTTTTCCAGTCTCATAATTGATTGTGCCTGCATTGGTGCTAGTAACAATCTTTCTGTTACCACTGTTATAGAATGTAAGCAGTTTTCCGAAACCATCATCTTCAAAATATTGATCAACATTAGGGAATTCTACCGTGCGGAATCTTCCTGATTGGATAATCGGCTCTTTATTACAGGGGTCACCACTATCACCACTAGGAGCAGGTTTAGATGGAGCACTATCAAAGAGTGGGTTACCAAAAGTAAAGCAATATGTATTGGTTTCAGTCAGATTCGGATTGACATACTTGAGCATGACAACCTGAGAAGAAACGTCAGTAATACAAGCATCAGACTCTGTAATTGCTTTATGGAAAGCAGAAAGTTTGAATTGATTACCAAAGTTGTTAATTTCTGTCTGTGCTGCCCAATTGGTGATTGCATTTTGGACATTAGACTCAATTGCAGTCACATTTCTTGCAGAGCAAGCAGTATCATAAGTAACAAATACTCTAGGATAGATAAAGACAGATTTTGCATCTGTAATAACAGGCTCAATAGATGCCATTGCATATCTTCTCATCATGGCAGAGAGAGACTTCTTAGTTGCGTCATTCAACTGAGATCCCGTCTTAGTCTTGATTGCAATAAAAACCTTTCCGTAGATAGGCGGAGATAACTCATCACCACCAAATGCAACTGCACTCAAAACATTATCATAGATTCTCTTAATAATGACCTCGTAGTCATTTGTAGTAACTGCTCTGTATTGTGCGCTATACCACCTGGGAGCATTATATTTAATGGACTCAACACTTTCAATAGGACTACCAAGTTGACCAGTCTCCATGACGGTCAAACTAATTTTAGATGAATCGCTATTGTCATAGAGACGACCATTACTATCCACCATTTCACCTTTAAAGGCGAATGACTTAGTGCCGTTTGCTTCTTCACCAGAAGTAACAACATATTCTAAATTAATGATCTCACCATCAGTGAGTTTTCTACCACTAGTGTTGTCACCAAAAGTAATTTCAAATCTCTGATCCTGATCTTCATCTAGGAAGTAAATACGATCAGTTGCTCTAACACTAGTTAAATTTTCTACTCTATTATAAACATCTGCACTAGTGCTAGATGCATTTGCTCTAACACTAACTTTCAATGTTGATGTATCCGCATCAGCACTGGGAATGATATATCTCGTGGGATTAAATGTATCTACTGTATATTTAAAATTGACAACAGATCCTTCATATGCAGTAACACATTCAAATACAGCACTACAACTTGCAGGATCAACAACTACAGTTTGATCTTCTAAAATATTCCAAATATACTTTCCACCCGCAGCAATAGGACCCTTCTTTAGGGTAATATTATTCGGACACACTCCATCATCCCCAGGTACTGTCGTAACAACGATGTTAAACGCTGCTCTAGACGCCAGAGGGGACTTTGGCGTGTAGTTAAACATCTTGGCAAGGGAAACGATGTTATCCCTTACTGTAGCGGATTGTAGGAATGCCTCATTCAACGACATGTTAGCAAGATATGCCGTATAATAAGTATTATACGCCAACATATCGATGAGGTAGGACAAACCAGATCCCTCAAAGTCATAATCAGAGAATTCATCTCTAGTTTTGAGATAACTCTTGATTGATGACTTAATGTCATCAAAATTTAATGCTGTTAAGTTATTGGGGAGCATTATGGCCTCTTTAATACAAAACTAATTTGCTCAGTGATTGGCAATCCAATAATTTCATATTGAATAGACACATTCATTGCGTTTGCATCATAATCTGCGATAACTTCCACCAATTCTAAAGCAATTCTAGGCTCAAAGTTTTGAATGGTGTTTGTGATCTCCATTCTAATTCTATCTACCAAGAAAGGATCCATAGGCTCAAACAATAAGTCTGTAACGCTGGATCCAAATCTAGGATTAAAAAATTTCTCACCAGGAACGGTCAAAATCAGATTTTTGACCGATTGCTTGATTGCATCCTGATTCGTAACTTTGGTTGTGTCTTTAGTAAAAGGATTTTTCAAGAAATTCATAGAAATATCAGAAAAATTTCTAGATTTCTTAAAATCTTTACTAGTTAACGGTTTTAGAGCCATCTTTCAAGAAAGTTTCCGTGACGGACTTTATTATTAGTCCGCTTTGCCGCCAAATTTAGATAACGATCTGATTTTGGGTCCGTAATTAAGACTACAGTTCCGAAATCTTTATTCATCATCTCAGGTACATGATCTGGGACGGGATTATTCGCCATTTTAGGTTAAAAGCAATGTAAACAGAACTTTTAATGGGGTTTCTATCCCTCGTGTTTTATTTATGACGGTTCTTCGAGAGACCAAGTAGGTGGGTGAAAATGACAATACTCATTGAAAGTGATTTTCATCTCTTTATTCGTCAAATTTGCGTGTTTTGCTGCTTTTGGCAAATTCCATTTTGCCGTAAACAGCATTTCCATAGACTCACGGGTCTCAGGTCTCATTTACCTTGACCACGATACCGCTTTTTCGCCTTGTTACTGGATGTTGCAGCATATTTTGTGTGCTGACCAGATCCTTGACGAGTTTTCTTGGGAATTGAATCGATAAAAACATTACCAAGAAGCGATTTTTTCATTTTTGCCATAATTAAGCTCCAATAAAGACGTTTGCTGATCCTGTAGAGATCAAAGATAGACACGGAGGTCCAAGAGGGTCACCAACTCTACATGCTCTCTTACCCATGATAAAGACAGTTGCACTAGTAGCAGTTGCTTTTCTAATATGAGCACCGCCACCCGCAATATCCTCTACACAAAGATTCTGTGTTGGACATGGGACAATTGCTGCACAGTTTGGTGGAGTCACCAATGGCACCAACTGTGTGCATGTTGGTGGATGATTGGTCAAAATATCCTGATCCAAGATCGGACAGATATTATTGATCAATACTGTAGGGACAATAGGTTGCATGGGCAACTGAGGGAATGGTGGCCACATATTAGTGCCATCCATTGCAGCAATAGTCAATTTAGGCACTACTGCTGGACATGCAGTGCCACAAGGGTTTTCTTGCCACTTGTTTGCTGGCACACATGTACCATGACCCGTGTCTTTCCCTGTATAGATTGCTGCCGCACCTGGCAACCCTGTAATTGGACCTGCTGGCATTTTACTTTAATTACTCCGTGATGTCAAAGGGATTTCCGTAGCTTGCTACAGTTTGTGCCCAAAGTTGGGCAGATCTAGTCAGATCGTGAAATATCTGTTGAGTGCCGCTAGCAGTCCAGTTAGTACAACCAGGACCCAAAACAGGTGATAATGTATATGTATATGTAGTAGTCGCCCCAGTCTCGGGATCAGTCTCTGCAGGAGACGAAGATGGCGCTGTTGGCGCACCAGCACAAGCCACATGACCGCAACCAGACTCAACAACAAATCCCTTTAGTGTAACCTCTACGGTAGATTTTTGTCTTTCGTCGGGTCTATATTGGGACATGTGATACTTAACCAAGTCAGTAGCGTGAGGAAGATCACCAAAACGCTCTTGAGTTGTGGAAATTAAGTTTTCCTTATAGATTGCATACTCAGGTATAATCACTTGTTGTAGATTATCTAATGCCTGATCAATACTCTTAGTTTGAGAATCGTAGTGTGACTGGTATGCAGTCTGCCAAACTTCGGTCGCACCGATCTTACCAAGTGTTTTTGCTAAGTCAGCAGGGTCAGTTGGTTTCTTTTCGCGGATTGCTTCTCTAAGAGTGTCAACAACATTCTTACTATACCTAGACTGTGGTAGTTGAATGCGGCGTTGCAACTCAGGATCCTTCAATTGCTCGGAGGGATCTTGCCTAATAAATTGTTTAAAATCACCACCAACACGATCAACCTGCATCTGATTGACAAAATCTGGGTCTAGTCCGCCTTTACGCATCGCATCTCGCTGCCTGTCAACGATCTCATCACCCAGTTTCTTCTCAGATCCATCCGCTGCAGTGTATTCAGTATCAGCATCTCTAATACTTTGCTCAATAGATCCCGCCCATTGCGGTTTAGATGCCTCTGATCCAGGGATAACTACCGTGGCAATCTCCTTTCTAAGGTCAGGCACGGTAAAAACAATGTCATCTCCATTAGAAAGTCCGCGACCAGGATCAACAATTTCGATACCAGTTAGCACTCCATTTGAAAACGTGCCAATAACTTCAGGAATCACGGGACGATTGTCCTGGTTTTTGGGGACTTTTACATATTTCCGCACACCATATGTCTGATTAAAGTCTTTGATGTATTCAGGCTCCTCTTCTGATCCCACATTAATGAATCCATCAACATGAGATAGAAACTCTGGAGGGTCACTAGGGACCAGATTAGTGCCTAAAAACTCACGAGGAGTTGCATCTGGTCTATTGACGACCGTTTTTAGCGTCAATGGTTTGTTAACAATGTCAACAACTTGATTGAGTCCCGCACCACCATCAACAATTTGCATGGATACCAACTTACCATTTTCAATTTTTAGGGTTTGGACCTGTGCATCAGTCTCATAATTGGAGTAATCGAATGGTTGACCAATAGAATTACCATCTTCATCGTAAGATACGGGGTTAAGATTGACAGGTTGATTCAATGTAACCGTATTTCCGCTCCTAGAAGTGATATATGTGCCAGGACTGAAGAGTGGACCCTTGACAGTATGACCAATTTCAAACTTAGAAGCGTCAGAAGAGTTGACTACTTCAATCTGATTGCTATCAACATTCATTACTACCCTACAACCATAGTCAAATACGGGTTGTCTGCAAGTGTCAAAGACGTTTGGCGCAGCAGAATCCCTCAAATGGGTCGTATATTGGAAAGATTTTTGGGTAAATTCGTATAATCCACCATACCATGCACGATTTTTAGCACCAAAACCTGCTAATGCGGTAATTTGGTGATTTCTACTGGATGTATAACCTTGTCCACCAGTAAATTCAGCGCCAGCTCCGTCCAAATACGCAATATGGTAGTTAAAATTGTCCAAATCTGTGTGAAACATCCTTGTAATGACGTGACCATTGATCGTATCACCACTTCTGAGGATGTCTCCACCGTTATTTTGCGTTACTTGGATAGGTCCAGTAGCGGTAATCTTAATATCGACGGTAAATTTAGTAACAGTATTGTCTGCATGGATGTGATCATACTCTAAAGTAAAGACATCATTGACATTATACCCCTGACCAGGCTCTACTAACTCAAGAATTTCCCATTTTGTGCCAGTAAATGACACTGTAGGAAGCACAGAAAGGTCTTGGACCGCACTAACACGCACTGTTAAGCGTAATCCTTGTGCAGATCCACTCTCAACATCATTACCTTCGATAACCAAGAATGTATTAAACCCTGCATCACTGCTCTGCCACCCTGTTTGAGTCGTAATAGTGGGTCCTGCACCAAAATTAGCACTAGACCAAGCAGGTGTATCAATTGCATCGTTACTATAAACGAAGTTAAAGTCCTTTACACCATTAGGAAGAGTGGTTGAAAACTGATCATAACTAAAAACCAACTTATTGCTAAGTGAATCAATAGCAAATAATGTGGGGAAGGGGCAATCGGGATCTCCAGTCTGGTCACCATCAACCTCATCTGCTGTATAATCGATGGTCAGACGGTCCAGGGTGCAACTAAAATCAGTGCAAGGGATACATCTACCCCCACTGTCCGTAGATCCTGCTGTGCCAAGTCCTGTCTCGGGGTCAGTGCCTGCACTAGTTGACCTATCCTCAGTCTCATACTTATAGCAAGCAGTGCCTACATGACCACCATTACACCCACTAGTATACAAATAAGAAAACCATGTATCACTAAGCATCAAACCAAATGACAATCCATTCGGCACATAGTCAAAAATAACATAGGTATCACCAATCCCACCCGCATCAGCAATAACAACCTTGCCACAGTTTGCTGCAGATTGAGATGAAGCACCAGTAGGAGAAGTATAATTGGATCTACCATACTCTTGAATCACGGTGCTACCATACATGACAGCATCACGAGGCATATTATCAATGTTTGCCTCACGAATCCTAATCGGTGATACATGACAATCAAACTCTACAGTAACTGCACAAGGATCAACTGGTTTACGAGATTGACAATGGTCGGCAGCACCCCCAGCAAATCCCCAAAGAGGGACATCAAAGATATCGCCATCAGTGTGGCAACCACCCATTAATTTGATTTCAGCCATTTACCTTTTCTTCTAATGCGGTTAGTTTATCATAAATCAAATCTAAATTCTCTTTTAGTGACAAGTAATCCTCTACACCTTTGGGTTTATATAAAATCTTGTCAGGTGTAGGTAGGTTTTGCACATATTCCTCAATACCCTTGATCCTTGATCCAATTGCCTCAACACATTGATTTAAAGCATCATGAGCCATAGCATTATCATCTGCTAGGATTTGCACATCTCTTTCAATAGTCATAGAGTGTAAACGCGGTGGTAGGGGTATTCTTGTGGTCGCGGTTATGAGTCAACTTTCTTGAGAGTAAAACTCCCAGTGACATCATCAACCTCAAATTCTAATTCGTCTCCAATAGTCCATCCAAGGTCCTCACAGACATCATCAGGGATAGGAAGAATTAATTCACCAAATTCATCCTCTTCGATAGTGATTGTGAATCTCTTGGACATACTTGCCTCCTTATAACCTATTAATAACTTGTGGATTGTCTGACGGATGGTCTAACTTCCACTCCTCCCATGTTGCTAAGACATCCTTAGCATCGTTTGTCAGTCCAGCACTGGTGCAATAATCAGCACATTCATAAATCCGAGGATCTAAAAAACCTTCGTGGCGCAACATCACTTCCAAACACCATACACGGTCGTCTTGACGATCTTGGCGAATTTTCCAATCCATAGTAAAACCTCAGAGGGTGTTTTTTTGCTGGGAGAATTTTTTTATATAGGCCGTAAAGGGACCCATTCGTTATATATCTGCCTCTCGGGTACCTTTGTAGGTTAGGGTAGTGGCCGATTTTAATATTTAAGGGGGGCGATTTAACTGCCCCCAGTATAACTTAAGACTGTCAGATTGTCAAGAAAAGATATAACCATTGGTGAAATCTCTCACCACTTTGTTATCCATAATAAACCACTGATAATTCTTCTGAAATACACCATCGGTCACACCATTGCAAAACTCGTTGATAATTGCATTGAGACGACTTTTGGTGGTAGTTGTCTGCCAACCGCCATCAAAAATCTCAAGAAAATCTTCTCCGAGCACTGCAATCTTGTTACCGTGAAGACGAACAACTGAGGTGTTGTTTTCTTCGTTGTATGATACCGAAGTGTTACCAGATTGCCAGGACTTGCTGTTAGCGAGAGCGGCATTCATTTGTGCTTCGATCTTACGCATGAGAGAAGGATTAGAGAGCGTTTATTGTGTGTCGGGGTGCTGTCCCCTCCACTCCTATACAATACACGATTTGAGGGGCATTGGAAGACCCTCTGTGACACTCTGTCAACTGGTTTGGTCAGCCGCCCTGAGTAACATTTATTCCGTCAATATTTCCTCGTTAATTGTCATATACCATCCGATCGATTTGAGATAATCAAAGGGAGACATTCTCTGTGTAACAGGATACCTCTCCCCCCGTCCCTCTCTAATACCATCGACAAACAATTCCAGGTCATAGATTGATAGAAACTCTCCGACCTGTTGTTGTGTGTTATCGTAGATAATGTACTTCATGCCCTTATCAACCCTGACAGTGTTATTATATACTATCTCCGAGGATTTGTCAAGGGGTTTGTTACACATTTGAGATGCTGATTGTTGGGGCATTGACATTCGTTAGGTGACGTGCTAAGACTACAATTAGTGGAGATATTTACAGAGAGATAAAACACACACTTAGATTTATTTACATATTTAAATCTTTTCCGTGTTTTCCACAATGTGTTAGTTTCTTGTGGAAAAGTCTGTGGAAAATGATAGAAACTGTTTCTTTGAGAGTAATACCAATGTAAGAGAATTGGTCATGGAAACTCGTTTGGTAGCGTTTCATCGATTTTAATTAGTTTGTCCCAATAGTGTGCGTAAATGCATAGATTAACTTGGACATAGTTGCACTTACTATTGCGTCGTAATCTTTCCTCCTTAAGTGATTGTCTAATGCATAGGGTAATGTATTCACTCCCTATGAAATTGATAAAACCTTTGTGTTGCTCATACTGGTAAACTTCACCATGCTGAAAGACCATTTGATTTGCGATAGAGTTTTCTTTCTAGGATGTAATCGTAGGTATCTGGATCTACAATATCGTCCCAATCTCCTTCGTCATTCTTGAAACTGTTTAAGGATTGATTGTAGTTGGGTTTGTAACTCGTTTTGAATGATGATGAGGTTGGATTGATAGAGTTTTTCATTGTCTGTTTTTTTGAGATGAATAACAAGATTGTCGATGCATTCTAGGGCGTCCTCTAGATGTTGGCAGTGCTTATCTATTTCCACTAATTCACTCCAACTGTAAAGGACAAAATGCATAATTTATGACGCATTATTCATAGAGTTATTATAGTCTTCTTTTGTAGTGTTGTCTACATCGGGCAGCAGATCTATTAGCGTATCCTCATCATACAAATCAACGATCTCTTCAGTAACATCGTCCCAGGACAATTTCTCATATTCGCGTGTCAACAAATCATAAACCATTTGCTCCATATCTTTATAGTCGAGACCATCAATAATGTGCATCACATAGTTATCAACCAAACGATCGAGATCTTTTTTGTTGGGGGATTGCTCAGTCATTGTGATCATGGGGTTGAATGAATTCAGCAGTTTCGATTAGTTTGTCAGAGATGAATTGTCTAGCGTCTGGTGATTGATAGACCAGCAGCATAATGATAAAAACTAAGACTGTTTTCATCACATTCCATTCATAAACTCGTGAATTGCTTCGTTATACTCTTCTTCGGTATTGTATGTGCGACCGTGAATCGTATAAGGAAAAGTTTTCTTTTGAAACATCGTAGATGCTGTTTCTACGTCTTTACGATCATATCCCATTTGGACAAGATTTTCGACGTAAGGATTAGTCATTGTCATTTGTTTGTTGTTAATAATCAGTTGATTTGAAAGGCGTTGAGATCGTTACGATTGTCGCATGATTCCCACACATCATAGAAAGAATTCCATGCTGCTTCGTTATCAACAAAAGAGTCAATATCGAGCATCTCACATACCCAATCGTATGCCATATCGATGTCGGCATTTGTGTCATCAACGAAGGCAATCATTTGCCCCATGATGTCATCCCAGGTGGATTGCATTTCGGGTGAGATTGTGAAGATTGGAGTGGACATGTTTTGTGCTTTTTTGATCTTGATAGTATTGTTGCAAATTTTGGGGGCAATTACAAGCGGTCTTGTGCCACCTTGCCAACTGGTTTTTTCAGCGTAGCGCGTTGCCTGCCATGGTGATAACGTTGCCTGTCGCTGCTACAGCGGTGCCAGTGATCACACGCACGGGAGGAACGAAGATGACGCCAGCAACGAAAGCAACGAGAAGGAAATTTTTCATGGGATGGGGTGAAATTTTGTGGAGTGGGAGCGAGGTCGCTTCCCCCCTCCGTTGCTCTTATTGTAGGGCATCAGGGAGACCCCACAACGCCCACTGTGACACCTTGCTGACTGGTTTTATTGTTTACAACAACCCGCACCCTGGAAAGTTGTATTCATTGCCTCATGTATTTCTCTCATATATCCCTCATTATTCCACAAATGTTGTCTCTTTTCTCCTGTCGGTTCGTATAACGTGCCCAACCAATATGCCATCATATCTAACTGTGGCGGGTTATGATTTGCCAGCATGTCAAACGTTTCCTGAATCAATTTGTCCCAATCAGGTTTATCGGGTTTTGCTTCATTCTCCCAAAAGTCTTGCCAATCCTCTGGTGAGTTGGTTACATCGTCTGCCATTTGTTTGTCCATAATGTGTAATAATTTATCAGCAATAAGAGAGGGGAGGAATACCTTCGATGAAGATGGCATTAACAACGTTTTGCAATCTTGCAGCGATAGCATTACCCATCTTGTAACCTGTGGGCATGGTAACAACACCTTCTTGCTTTTTATAGAGGTGAAATGCACCAGCAGGAATGCGACCTTCACTAACAGCAGCGCGGTCATCTTTGTGGACACGGATAACACGACCGATCGTCTGTGCCATCTCAACAATGGGCAAGTTTCTGAGCAGAATAGTGTGAGTCAGACCAGGCACATTGATGCCCTCAGAGAGAATAGAATAGTGGAAGATTACAAACTTACGAGTATCATCAGCACCCCACTCTTGCAGCGTGGTGAAGAACTCTTCGCGACCAACTTTCTTGTCATTGATGATAGCACCAAACTTGCTGGTGATGTGCATCACGTCATAACCTTTCTTGTAAAAGTAATCGAGAATATCTGTGTGCCCAAGCATATTGCCAAGGATCTTGCTAGATGGTGCTGCAACCAGAACTTTTGGTTTCTGGAATACATCGAGTTGCTCAAACATATCACGCAAGTTGTCAGCATCAACCTCGTGTGCGTTGTGCTTATTGCGGACACGATCGGTCTCGAAAGGCACAACTTTAGGGGGCACGATTGCACCTGCTTTGATCAACTCTTGTGCAGGGACATTGCAGAGGGTGCCACCATAAACATCGCTATTATTCATTCCGCGAGCAACACTCACACCGCGACCAGTGCGCGGAGTTGCTGTGAAATAGTAGCGACGTTTGGCATACTGAGCAACAGCAAATACACTCTTAAAGAAGTGTTTGCCTGTGGCATTGTGTGCCTCATCATAATAAATGGTATCAATATCAATGCCACTCTCTACAACGCGGTGCAAAGAATGATAAGTGGTGAATATAATGCAGGACTCAGATGCTGCTCGCGCAGTGTTAGCGAAGAGAGCAATCTTTTCAGGTTTAGTGCTACTGAAGTGATGTGTTTCACCACTGTGAGCATGACAAACATGTGTCCAAGTAGAAGACACAAACTGCATGAATTCTTCGCACAATTGATTAGCGAGAAGAATGCGGGGAGCAACAACAACAGTGACGCTACCTTGTGCAGCACGAGCAACACAATCAGCGATCATGATGTAAGTTTTGCCGCCACCAGTAGGCACAATGATTTGACCACAATCGTTGCTTTGCATTGCATCGAAAGCACGTTGTTGATGGGGGCGGAGTTGCATTGCTTGTTTGTCGATAATTAAGTATTGCACGGATGACCGTGCAGGTCAAGTGATAGTGGACAGTTTACTAATCGGACAAAGGTGATTCTCTCTTTGGCATATTGTCGCCATCGATAACACTTTGTACGTAAGCATTTAATCTCTTATCTGTATTTGTTGCACATTTCGTCGTATCCTGCTCCTGCTGGGAGTTGTTTACAGAGTCGTTGTTGTCTTTCATCTTGAATGTTAGAAACAGCATTGATAGCGTTGATGCCAATGTTGGCACCAATGATGACTACAATAGCAGCAAGAAAGATTCTCATAATATAAAAAAGAATAAAATTAACAGTAGCAGGGCATATACTCAGACTGAGGCATTTTGTCGGTGTGGTAGTCAGTAACTGTTGCACCGCTAGCGATACGCTCTGCCCACTCATTACGGGCGGTAAGTGCTGTAACAGTGCTGTAAGACTTAGCACCATTCTCAATGAATGTCACACGCTTGTTAAAACGACGGATCGTAACTTTCATGCCTTTGACTTCACATGACTCAGCAATAAATGCCTCAGGGAAAAAATCAACGATACAGACGGAGTTAGTGAGTTGCATTTGGATCGATTTCCTTGACTCTTTTAATATACACGAAAAAGCACCGCTGTGGGGCGGTGCTGTGCCACTAGTTCAACCGTCACACATATATGAGATTATTACGAGTCATTTCATTAGGGTAAAGTGGCAATCTAGCGTGACGAATGTTAACACCTTTGTCAGTGTCTAACATGTTACCTAGACCTGCAATATCTCTGATCATTTCATAGAACTCACTTTTGATAACATTATCTTTTGCTTTGATACTTTCCTCAGTGAAGGAGTTAGCAACCTCAGGAGAAATGACATGAATCACCATGAAACCTTTGTCAGGATATTGTTGCACCATCTTGGCAAGTTTCAAGACAGTGTGAAGCATAACAGATCCTTTGTCGATATACACAAAACAGATCTGATCTGTCTCGGGGTTTCTGTAAATGCCCTCAGACGTTTTGGCACCGTCCATGATCACCCACCCAGGACGATTGCGGGCAACCCACTCACTAACTTCAGAAGCGTAGTAACGTTTAATATCGGAGTGATATTCATGCTCTTCACTAGCATTGAAGATACGAAGAACAGCATTGATTTGTGTGCCATCCACGTCGTAATCTTGCCTGAGTTTATCCTCTAGAATCTCATCAATGCTCTTCCCAGTGTATCCTTCTTCCTTAGTTGCTTCTACTAACTTATGCAAATCAGACTCAGGATCGATAACAGTTTTAACCAGTGCATTGGAGATATCTGCATTAGTTCTGGGTTGCACTACATTAGTATCACGATTGCAAAAAGCATTACCAAACTCCCAAATCTCTCCCAGATTCATGTCAAGAACCCATGCAAAGATAACATCTTCACCGAGACCCGTGATTGCTTTGAATCGATGATTGCCATCGAGCAGACCGTAGATAACCTTGACACC